GCCCCTGCAATAGCTGCAGCTTCTGGTAGTGAAGCAAATGCCTCTGTAGCACCTTGAGCAAACTGTTGTCCCCGTTGCTTAGCTAGGTCACTAAAACTATTGTACTGGGGTGAAGCTTGCTGTTGCTGAGGCTGCACTTGTGGTTGCGTCTTATTACCTAGTCTACGCTGAAGTGCCTCAGATATCTGGGCACGGCTCATCGTGTCAGGAAAGTTGAAGACCTGACCATCTGGGGTTTGTATCTGTGGCATGTTTACCTCTCGTCACTGAACTTGCCAGTGGCAGGGTCAAAGGTCACAGGACCACCTGATGCTCCACCAGGGGTTTGTAGTCCATTCATGCGAGCGTATTCGTACTGTTGGGCTTTAATAGCTGCCACAGTTGACATGTAATGCTTCTTGACTGCAGCAAGGTTTTCACTGAACTGCTCTCTGCTAGAAGACTGACGTAAGCTACCTAGAGATGCGTTTAGCTGTCTAAGTTCCATCTCACTGACTTGCCCTAAAGCACCGCCAGTTGGCGAAGCGTCTCGCATGGCTTGCAAGCGGTCAAAACCGATAGCAGCCTCAATGGTATTGATAGACGCGGCTGTGTCATGGGCAGGGGTGCCGGGTACAGCTTGAAATAGATTACCAAAGAACCCAGTAGTCTTGGTGAAGGGGTTCCAAGTTTCTTCCGTGAGATTATCCTCGACTGCTTGGATAGCACTTAAAGCTGCCTCACTGTAAGCTGCAGTAGGTGCAGCCATTGCTCCACCCTTGCCTGCCTTAGCTGCAGCTGCCTGAGCTCTAGCTTGGCGATCAGCAATAGCCTTTCTACGTGCCTCTTCGATCTCAAAGGCTTCCATCTCACGTGCACGGTTGTAGTCTTGGATTTGACCATAGCTATCGCTCATTGCGCCTAGACCAGCTAAGGCACCCTGAGAGCTAGCTGCCATCGTGGAACCGCCCATACGCATCATAGCTTCGCCTAAGCCAATCTTCTGGTTTGGCATACGACTAGAACCACGGGCGTTTCCAGTGGCACCCGTAGAGGCTGCAGACAGTGCTGGTGCCTGGGGCTGTGGTTGCGCTGGGTTAGCTAGGATTGGCCCTTGTGGGGACATGGTTGGCATGGTTGGCCCCGGTTGGGGGTTGGGTCCTTGAGTAATAGGTGACTGAGGCTGGAATAGGGTAGGGTCCATCAAGAGGGGGTCCATTATGCAAACCCTCCCCGCATGAAGTTCATAATCTGGGGCCCGTACTCTCGGCCAAACCCAAAGCCGGTGGTCATCCCAGCAATCGTTCTTTGAGTTGGACTAGTTGAGTTAAGTTCAGCTTGGTTGTTAGTGGTAGGGGCTTGGCCTAACATGCCGCTCATGTAATCCTTGTACATGTTGTAGCCAAAGTCACGGTTGCCCTCGAAGCGGTTGCGCGCATCGTTAAGAGCAGCTTGGTCATAACCCTGCAGAGCTTGACCACCCTGCATACCGTAGCCAAACCCTGAGCCCATCGTGTTGAGACCAGTGTTGTAGGCATTGGAGATCTGGTTGTTCATGTTGCCTGCACTGGTGAGTGCATTAGACTGATCAGTGAACTGTTGTTGTTGCTGGTTGAGGGACCTGTCGATCAGGTTGTTCGTTATGTTAGAGGTAACATCGGAGCGTCTGTCATCATAAGAGCGCTGGGCAATAGCATCGGCTACACCGGCACGGCTTGAGTTGACATTACCAGACCCAGAAGCAGCTGTGTTGATACCGGGGAGCGTTTGCTCTTGCAGCTGTCGGGTGCTGTCACGCATCACAGAATCAACTAAGGATCCAGCGTTGTCACCAGCGTAACCAATAGCCTTAGACAAGCGGTCTTCTTGTGCTGCATCAGAGAGGCCTTGGAACTGGTTGTACATGTTGTTGGCGTTGGCACCAAAGCCTGCGTTGTTAGCCATCATGTTGTAGCCACCGCGCTGCATGTCGAGGCCGTAGTTACCCATGTTGCCAGCTGTGCCTGTTTGGAATGCATTAGGGCCAGCGTAGGTGGGTCCTTGGTAGTATCCAGTGTCTAAGACGCCATTGAAGGCATCTTGACCACCTGAGAGGGCTTGGTCAACGTAAGGCTCATACTGACGAAAGCCAGCCATGTTGGCATCGTTCATGGCCTTCATATTCTTGCGGTCTTCTTTAGCGGCCTTGTTGCCCATGATGCCGCCTATGACGGTTGGTGCAACGGCACTAATGATACTGCCCCACATGCTGGATACTCCTTTAGCCTTTGTTGGCTTTTTCATTTTGTCCGGTTTATTGTCCGGTTTTATTTTTATTAGTCTTCTGTGAGATGGCTTAAACTTGGACCCAAGCTGTCCCATTGTAGACAACCAGTCCTTGGTAGCCATTTGAGAGAGGGTTCCAAGGCGACACGGCATAACGCACCATCCCCTTGCGAGGGCTGCTAGGAGCGTCATCGGCCACCTGGGGTGCTGCGTCAGCTATGGACTTTACGGATGCCTCAATCTCTCTGAGCTCATCTTGGATGAAGTTCTTGAAGCTAGCCTCTAGGGCTGGCGTGGGCCGCCTAGTGTAGACCCTAGTTAGAATGTTAAGCTTATCTGACAAAGACATGGTCAACGCCTCCCAGTGGCTACAACCTCGACGTCCATGCCTGACAGAGTGAAATCCTTGATCTCTGAGGTCTGCACCTTGTAGCTTAGGTATCGACCACTGATACGAGTATCTACTTTGTACTCAGTTGAGCTATCGAAAGTCACAGGGGCCTCATAGAGAGGTACGTTGGGCGGCAAGTCGGCAGCACCAAAGGTAAAAGTAAACTCGTGCTCAGTTGCCGGTGTGGTGATCTGAGGAAATATCTTATTGATCACCTTGTAACTACTGATTGGCAGCTGGGCTTCTTGGTCTAGGTCAATGCCCGTGCGCTCTAGGTACATGGGTTTGTTGACCTCGGTGGTCTCAGGTAAGTTCAAGGATCCAGAGTCTACTAGGTCGAGGCCTAAGAGGCGTGGGCTGGTGATACCAGCGGCGGTGTCCTTCTTAGAGACCATGACTGGGTATCTGGTGAACTTGGATTCCTGAGCGTGATAGGTGCCCCCAGTGGAATCATAGGTTAAACCTGTGGATGCATAGGTAGCCACGGCGTCTAGGTTAGCTAGGGATCCTGAGGTTACATTAGGGAGATCCACGAAAGACCATGTGTCTGATCTATAGTTATAGACAGCTGCCCTGTTGCAGCCACTTACGTCATCATAGACAGCTAGGTCATCACCTGTGTGGTAACAGAAGTAGATCTCTTCTAGGTCGGCCACATGCATAACAAAGCAGGCCTCTTGTAGAGACATATCGATACCATTGAAGATGTAGTCTCGGACACGGTTGTCACATATAGACTGCCTGGTGATGCCATCGTTCATGTAGATGTCATCTGTATCAAAGACGAAGTGTTTACCTTCGACCTCTAGGATGCAGTTCTGGTTAATTACACCAGCATCATCAAAGACCTTACGGAAGTTAAATATGAAGGTGCCACCTACGAACTCCATGATCCACACTTGGTCGCTGGAGTAGATCAGGAAGTTGGAACCTAGGGTGGCCCCGTCAACGATGGGGGTCCTAAGCTGCACAAGATCATTGAAGCCTGCAGACTTGGTGGTGTCTGTAGCATCCCAAGATCCGGGGACCTGGTTGGCTAAGGTAATATCTGAGAAGCGGACGCGGTTGGGGTAGCTGGTGCTTCCCTCGGTTAGACCTAAAGCTAACATAAAGTCACCAAAGGACCTTAGGGATCTAGTGCGCCAGGTGCTATCCCAGTTGGCTAGGTTGCTGAAGGTACTGGCGGTAGGGGTTCTAGCAATTGGTACTCTAGAGGGCCTGTTGAGGTACTCTACTGAGGCTAAGGTGGTGCCGGTGACTGGGGCGGGGGATGCAGACTGGGTGTCTGTGTGTACTGAAGACACAGCACCATTGGCAAACTCTTCCACTGAGAAGTCATCGTTAACTATAAGCACTGTGTCGAAGGTGCCGGGGTTACTTAAGCCAAAGACAAATGAGGGGACCTTGGTGCTGGAGCTAGTGTAGTCATATGCAGTCCTGAAGACTGGTGATCTCTCTACGTTGCCATCTGAGAACCTGACGTTCTTAGCTCTGGTGAAGGCATTGAACGGGAGGTTGAAGGGGTCAACATCAGTGATTACCCCTGCAGCACCTAGGTTTCTAATGGGGAGCAGGGGCATCTATGTGTATCCTATGTCTTCATGATGTAGGCTAGTGCATAGTATGGGGGTCTGTTCTCGTGACTAGAGTTACCACCCTTACTACCAATGCTTGTAGACACAGAGATACCTGTGGTTGAACTACCTGTTTGTTGGGTTTCAGGTACAGAGTCTCTACTACTGGTCCCAGAACCAGAGGATCCAGTAGCACCCTTGAATGAGTGGGAGTGACCTGGGTCACTTACGCTGGAACTAGCACTGTGGTTGTGTGAGGGCATCTGGGAGATGCTGAGGGTTACACTACTGGCACCACCTGTGTTACCTGTGCTATAACTAGAGCCAGAACCAACGATAAACCTGTTACGGTGGTAGGGGGTTACATT